TGGATTTCGATCGGCGGAGGCTTGGGCTGTCCTGCTTGCGCCTGAATCTGCTTCGTCAGCGTCTCCGCGGCGTTGTCGATCATCCCTTCCAGCGTCTTGCCTGCCTTGAACGCAGACACGCCAAACTTGAGGATTTCGACCAGCACGGGCGCCAATTCAGGCGTCGTCTGAGCGGCTGGGACGGCTTGCTGAAGGAACTTGCTGACCATCTCGACGAACTCGATACGATCCTGCTTCTGTGCGTCCTCGTCTATCTGCACCAGCGAGTCTGCGTCGACCTCGATCCGGAACGAGCGCAGCACCTTGTTGCGCAGCATCTGAAGCGCTTGCGGAACGAGCTGCTGATCTTCAGGCAGCAACTGGCCGGCAGACGCCATCTGCAGAATTGTCTGGTCGCTGAACTTGCCGCAAATCACCTGCGCCTTCAGGCGAAGCAATTCCGTCGCATAGATAGCTACGTCTTCCTGCGTCGTGCGCAGCCGTACCGCCCCAAACCGCGCCTTGATGCCCTGCGCCGTTGCCGTCTCAGCCGCATCTGTCTCGCCGCGCATGATGTCGGCAATGCCAGTCAGCGCATAAATCTGCTGGACGACGTTTTCGCGTGCCTCGAATGCGATCTGCAACGCCTGCGCGATCGGGCCAAGGTCAATGATATCGACCGCGCCTTTCAATCCGCCCTTCTCAGCGAACGCGGCGAAGCTCTTGACCGGAATCAGGTCGTTGTTGCCCGTCTCCGTGAATAGCCGCTGCAATTCCTTGAACTCGGCGTTATAGACGCCGCGTACCTTGAGCGCCTTGATCAGCCCGTCGATGCGATCGCTGATAACGTCGAGCTCGTTCGCTTGGTCCTGATATTGGATGAAGTCAGGGACCGGAACGAGCGTATCGCTGGTCGTCGTGCCGAGCAGCGGCTTCGGGCACGGAAAGAATCCTTCCAGTTCGAGCGGATCGTCCTTCTCATCCAGCAACTGTCCTACGGATTTCGACAGCCAGACAGCCTTTTGCGTCTCCTTGTCCCAAATCTCGTAGACGCAAGCCTGCTTGTTCATCTGCTCTTGGCCGGTCGCCATCTTCGACTCGCCATAGCCTTCAGCGCCAGGCATCGCATCGAGCGGCACGCGCATGGCCGTTTCTTCGCCGAACCGCTCGCAGAGCTTCGAATAAGACAGGTAGACGCGACGCCAAACGCACGTCACTTCTTCCCAAGTTCGCGCGACAGAATGCCCGAAGTCCTTCCAATGCACGTAGTCGACAGGCGACGTCTCGTCGTCGATCTGCTCAAGCGGCTGGTCGTCTGTGATCTGCTCCGCGCCGGCGCCTTCGATTACGGCCTCGTCATCTCCGTATTCGTCCTCGGACAACGGCTCCTGCACGCTCGTGACCGGCGCGTAACGTACCCATGCCACGCCACGACCGCAGAGAAAGCGATCCTGGACACTGTTCTTCATAGCCTCCCGGTAATCAGGGTAATGACGTACTTCGAACTCCAATGCCCGTTCGAGCAGAAGCGAAGCAACGCGGCCAACCGGATCAGAATCGCGGAATCGGCGGCTAACGTCAGGCTGCGGTAGGCGACTGAAGGTTGCCGGAACCAGTGTTTGTACGTTGGCCCATAGGATGTTGAAGCGCGCGGACTCGCTGCCATATGTGTATTCCTTCGCGTCGTCACGGTAGCGCTTGCTGATCTTGGTCGACCGATCCGTCCACTTGTTGAACGTCTTGTCGTAGGCCGTGATATAGCCAAGATAGCGCTCTACCTCGGGCGACCGCGTTTGTTGTGCCATATCAGCCGATGATCGCCGTTGCGCTGATCGTGCCGCCTACCACGATGTAATGCCCCTGTGCCGCGGCGAGATAGAGCGGCAGGAAGATACCTGCAACGGGCGTGATGGTGTCGACCAGTTTCACTGCGGTAGACGTGCCATTGCTGTCATAGACCGCGATTGTGCCAGCCGTGGAACTCGACACCACGATGCCAATCAGCGTTTGCCCGGGGATTGCGTTGACGTTCCTGCTCGCGGTGAACTGAACGCCGCCGCCGCTAATGCTCGATGCCATTACAGCCTCCGATGATTCGATACGTGCCGCATGTGATCTTCCCAAACGTCATTTAGCGTCTCGCTGGCGTCGAAGTTGGCCCAGTCCGGCTCGTGCTTGGGTGCGATGTATTCCGCCTCGCTCATTACCTGCGCGCCATATGCGAACGCGTCGGACGGGTGCGAGGCCCAGTTGTGCAAAGGCTCTTTCGAAAAGACGCCCGTGTCGTCGTTCCACTCGTATTCCCACGCGCCGAGGCCATCTAGGCCGGCTTCGCACTGGGTACGGTTGAACGCACAATTGGCGATGACCTTACGAGCTGCGCTGATCTGGTCAAGCTTCTTGGTCTGCGGCACAACATCGACCTTGCCGCCGCCAAACGCTGCTAGAAACCGCTCCATGCTCGTGTGCTTGCTCTGGAACGTCTTGGCACGCGCATCGTGCGGGAGCCATATCTTCCCAAGCTTGGCGCCCATGTCGGTGATGCTCTGCTGGATGCGTGGAATCCAGTCCTCAGCATCTAGCCCCGAGTCGCCTTCATACTTGAGTAGGTTGAATCCGCCTGGCAGACGCTGCCAGTACCACCACGACGCCGTGTCGCGAAAGCCCAAGTCGCTGCTGATCTCGATCGGCGCGCCCATCGGGTCATATTCAATCTCTTCACTGATCCGGCCTTCACGCTCCGCAGCGCTGACCCATTTCCCCAGGATCGAACCGGCGATGTTGCCGTAGGCGCCTTCCCAGATATGGTCGTATTCCTCTTCCGGCAGGTTTGCCAAGTCACGTTGGCGTGCGCGCTGCAACACCGAAGGGAATCGCGGGTTGTCGCGCCAGTTCAGTTCGATGATCTTGAACAGCGGGTCTTTCACCCGCCTGAAGCGCAAATCGGTGGGACTGCCCTTGCGCCTTGGGTTCCACGTCACCCACAGTTCGCTGACCTCTTCCCGCAGCGTCGGGATCAGCGTCGACCATGCCATGTTGGTGACTGGCTCAGCCTCATCTACCCAGCACAGGAGAATCCGCGCCTTCGACTTCACGCTGTCGATGCTGCGATCCAAGCCGGCGAACTTGTACGAGATTCGCCCATCTTTCGTGCGAATGTACTTCTCGCCGATCTCGAAGAACGCTTCTAGCCACGCCTCAGACCGAATCGCCGCCTTGATTTCCTCAAGCGACGAATCGTCCAGCGAGTTCATGAACTGCCGCGCGCAGAGGATGATCCCCTCGCGGCCTTCCATCGCCCACATGTAGGCCCGGACGGCGCTCATCTTGGCGAAGGATCGCGTCTTACCTGATCCCCGACCGCCGTATGCCCCGCGTATGTCAGCCTTACCGCTAAAGACAGGGATTAGCTTAGGAGGAAGCTGAATCCGGGCTGTTGTCACTCAGCGGCTCCAGAATGATCCGTTGCACGACGGTGAGAGGATTCTCCTCATCGCCCGCGACCTGGAGAGGAAGTAACTTCCCATAAAGCTGATAGAACTGAGTTGGGTTATCTTCCGCCCACTTGACCATCGCTTGAACGCCACCGAGGCGCGTAAAGACGTTGGCGATGTTCTCTTTCGCCGTGCCGCCTAGCTTGTTCGGCACGCCTGCTTGACGGCCACCCGTCTTACGTCCGGCTGCCATATGCCACCGCCTCTATGGCGGCCCAGTCCATTTCTACTTTAGAAACTAAGCTATTGATTCCATTTCGGAACGACAGCAGCAGACGGGCCGCATATACGCGCGATCCGACGCGGTCTACCTCTTTCTCCCACGCAGTCTTGCGCGGCGCTCTGACAGGGGTCGCTCTGCTTCCATTGCCACCGGCGCATTTGTTCAGAAGCGGCTTTACTTCCGCGATACGTTGACGCTCATATGCGTAGGCATCGGATTCCCGCTTGAACCGGGCGACTTCATGCCCGAGCAGCCTGAAATTCCTGATCTGAGCGCGCAGACGGGTGCCGCTTCCCTTGCCTACGTATTGGACGACGCCTTGCGCGTCTGTCAGTTCGTAGACGTAGTACCGCATTCCTGACCCTTTACGTACTTCTGCGCCTGTTGGTGCGCCTTGTCCAAATCGCTCACCGTCTTGTCCATCAGATGCTTCTTTGCAATCGTAGCGATGCGCGCCAGTTTCTCAGCCTGTTGGAGCAGATCGTCAAGCGACGAGTATTCCCCGTGCGCTTTGATCTGCTCGATAGCCCATTCGCGGGCTTCTGCTGAGATTGGCTTATCCATATCAGTCGCTAACGATCACGGGTTCTTCGAGCTTTTCATGAGGATGCGTCAGGCGAAGGATCGCCACCTGCTCACGCCCTTGTGCGCTGTTCCTGAAAATCTCCTCGTCCGATAGCATCGGATAGAGGGTGCGCAGGTTGTCCATCTCTTTGATTGTCATGATCAGCCGCCGACGCTCGGCGCCCAGACGTTGCCACCGATGCAGTAGAAATCGCCCGTCTTGCCCCCTGCGAGCGATGCAGACGCGGCCGCATTGACGAAGCTGCCACCGGTCGGTGGGTAGACGAGCATGGTCGTTGCGGAGGCGTTGACGACAACATAGATGTCGCCGGCCAATGCGGTCATAGAAGCTGCGTTCGCCACAGGAAGGCGCGCGCCAGACGATGCCGGCACGGTCGCGAATACGCTGAAGTCGCTGGTAATGGCCGTTGCGTTGGCCTGGGTCGTACCAGCCGCCGTCAGATTGAGCGCGGGAACGCCAGCCGTGGTGGCTTGTGCTTGGGCCGCTGGGACCGCTGATCCCATCAGTTTTGCGAGTGTCGTCACTTGTGATTCTCCTAAGCTGCGCGCACGGCGCTTTCAACTACATAAGGTCGAAAAGCCGCGCCATCCCACTCAGCGAGCAATTCCTCGATGGTCAAATCGTCCAGCAGCACCCAGCCAGTAATCTCATCAGCCTGCCCGAGCCCGTCGTGTCCTTGCCCGAGGCGCACGAACTGTCCTTCCGGCGACAGACGGGCCGGATCGAGCGTCACCTGATAGGTCACGACGCGCGGCGCCGGGTGGCCAAGATCGTCCAGAATCTTTGCGTTCTTCAGGTCGCGGTCAAATGACACGATGGCGACTTGCTTCTTGGTGATGGCTTCGATCATTACAGGTTCGCTTTCTCGTGCGGATTGCAGCAGCGTTCATCGGGTGTCCGCAACTTGCGAGCACACCACCAGCAACGCATCTGCGGCTCCGAATAGAAAAAGCCCCGACTAGCGGGGCTAAAGCTGCGGGGGATTCGCAGCTGGAGGAGTAGTGATGTCTTTCCATCAGTCAGCTACGGGGATAGCGGTGGCACTGCGTGAAGGCAAAAACTCAATCTAGCAAAATTGTACGTTTTAAGAGGGTATGTGTGAACTAGCGTGATGTGAACTATTGAGAGTTCACACTGACTCTTTGATATCCCATAGGTAGTTCGACATATCTTGAACGCTCTCAAGTTCTCTTTCTAGCGCGCCTTTGAGTTCTGCTGCGGATTCGGAAAACTCGCTACCGAGAGTCGCCCTCTCGATTTCCGATCTCAGGAACATCGAATACCGAATCAGTTTCTCAGCAATCTCACGCGTGTTGTAGCTCATTTTCTTCCTCACGCTCTGCTACCGGTTGGCCTTCCATCATAGCCCGATATGCCCGATGTGCCTCGGCTCTGAACGTCCGAAGCTGCCGGTAGAAATACGATGTCGAGAATCCCATCTCGTGCGCTACAGCCTTGATATTCTTGGCGCGGTGCAAGTAGAAGAGATAGAAGATGAATTTGGACTGGCTTTCCTTCTGCGCGAGAACGGACAGATTGAAATAGCTCAGGTTAGCGCTCAGAAGCGCGTCAGGCACTTCGCCGCCTCCGGCTGGTCCACGCATGCGTGCAAGAATGTTGGCAGGCACAGGAGGCGCAAATAGGCGGCGGCTGCGATGCCATTCAGCCCAGCGGAGGCAGAACAAATGCAATTCTTGGTTTTCTTCTGTCACTTCACCACCTCTAGTTTTCCGCCCTCGATCAGAGCGACGTAGGTTTTCGCTACCATTTCCAGCACAAATGCGCGGCGCTCCGCTTTGTCCATCGTCTTTCCTTGGTCCAATTCGGTATGGCATGGGACGCAAAGCGCGGCGATCATGGCGTCGGATACCTTCAGGGCCATTCCCTTGCCTTGGTTGCCATGCGCTGCCTGTGTGTTACCGACACGCCCACAGCAAACACAAGGAAGCCCCGCAACGACTTCGCGAAGCTTTGCCGACCGGAATGTGTGCGGCTTTGGGATGATCCCGATCAGGCGTGCTGTCACTTCAGGCTCCCGTAGCAATGCGCATGGCATGTCGGGCAGAAAACCAAGATGTATGTCCCGTCCCTGTCACTGCTCGGAGTTGTCGCGGCTTCTCGCTCGGCGAATTCGAATTTCGTCTTGCATACTCCGCAGGACGCTTTCCATTCGCGATCTTCCGGCTTGATTCCTTGCTCAATGATCTTCACAGTACTTTCGCCTCCATCCGCCTGGTGCTTTCCAGCGTCCGCCATGTCTCGATCTTTGCCTGCGCTGCCACGATTCGCCACCGAAGCGTTTCCTCGACCTCTACGGCGCTCCGAAGCCCTTCCAGCAGCTCTATGTACTCGTCATCCGCATAAGCCTCGCGCTCCTGCGCCGCGGCGGACGCATATCGCTTTTCCGCGACCTTCATCAGCATGGCTTTCTTCGACTTGCGGAATTCTTCGAGATACACGCGGTCGGCCTTGGCTTTCGCGTATGCCGGCGCCTGATCACGGATGAAATCGAGCGCGCGGAAGATGTTGATCTCACTTTCTTCGCTCACGTCGGCTCCTGCATCGCCATCCGGCTAGGCCACTTCGCCTGAAGGAAACGCTGGCCTTCCTCCTTCCCGTATCCGTAGGCGGTTCGAAGTTTGTCCTTTTCCTCGTACGGCAGTCCATTCCAGTTCATGAAATTGAGGAAGTGCTCGAACAGGCAATCTGTCGTGTGCGAATATTTCCCCGGTTCAGCGCAGCCGGCGCAGCAGTCAGTCATGTGCCTTCTCCTCGTCCTTCAGGATGGTCATCTCGACCGCTAGACCCTTGGCAGAAAGCAATGCGTATTGCGCCGCGAGCCACGTTCTCCAATGCGCTTCCTTCACCGACGCCAGAAGGCATCCGCCTGACTTGGCGTAGTAGGCTTCAAATTGCTC